CGCCTCAATTCGCGTCGATCGAATCGATGGGACGCATCTAGGGGCAGAACTGCCGAAGGGATGGGAGGGCCACTTCGATCTGGAACGCGGCAGTTCCGCGGCCGAGGATTTTGTCGCGCAACTCGAGGCAGTCTATTTCAATGGCCAGATGCCGCCGCCGGCAACGATGTATCAATACATTACTGAGTCAGACGGTTCTACCAGCACCTACCAGTTCGGCAGCGTCGTCTTCAAACTGACCAATGCCGGCCTGTGGAAGGGCGACAGCAGCGTGAAGCAGCGGCTGGAATTCTTTGGCACTAGCCGGGTGCGGGTCTGATGGATTCACCCTCGGCCCGGCTGGTCACGGCCGCGCAAGCGGCGCCGGTCGTGACCGATGCGCTTGGGCGTCGGCTCACCCTGCGGCGGATGACCGCGCTCGACAAGCTGCGGATGTTCAAGGCGGCCGGACCCCTGCTCACGCAGAACGCAGCATGGATGGGGCTCGCACTGTTGGCCGCAAGCGTGACTGCGATCGATGATGTGCCCGTGCCGGCGCCGGCAACGGAGCCGCAGATCGAAGCGCTGGTGGCTCGGCTTGGCGATGAGGGTATCGCCGCGGTCAGTCACGGACTCGGCACAGTACAGCCGGCGCTCAGTGAGGTGGTGGCCGCGGCGGGAAACTGAGTGGGCACCCCGACCTGATCGACAGCCTCTACCTGGTCAGGAACGGGGTGCCCTTCGACGTTGCGTTCAGCCTCGAGCCGGAAGAGCGGATGGCATTCGTGGTTGCGCTTGGGCGTCTTGACGGCGGCGAGTTCGATTTTGCCTCACTGCATTGGAGGGAGAGACGGTGAGCGAGACGCGACTCCCAACGCTCGAGGCCGAGCCCCCGGAAGACGACATCCTGGCTGACGCGCTGGTGGCTGCGGAGACGATGCTGGGGCAGATCATGCGCGCCGCCAATGCCATGTGGGCGACGACGCCTGAGCCCACAGTGCCGCTGCCGCGGCCTGCGCCGGCGGCGATGCATGCAGCCACGGATCCTCCGCTCGCGCCGGCGCCGCCTCGCGCTATGCCGGCTCCCCCGGCGCTGGCGCCATCTGTTGCAGCGCTTCCGATTCGGCAGGTGCAGCCGTCGCCGCCAGCATTCGCGCGTGACACCGAGTCGCGCGTTCCGATGCCTTCGGTCGCGATCGTGCGGCGACCATTCCAACGAGAGGAGCGGCCGATCATGGCGGGACTCGCCCCGCGCCCCATAGGCGAGATGCTGAAGTGGGTCTCGGTCGCTCCAGTACCGAACGCATCGCCACCCGCCAATTCTGCGAGCGCTCCACCGACCATCGCTCCGGCGACGGCTCCGGTCCCACCGCACTCGATCGTATCTCCTCCAGCCGACCCATTGGCACAACCTGTGCCCCATTTTGCTGCGCGAGAAATGGATGCACCGCGACGTCCACGGGCGGTCGCTGTCGATCCGCCACCATTGGAGCAACCGGCGAAGCCGTCCTCGATGGTGGCGGCACCCGTTCCTCCGATGCGCCCGATGGCTCCGCGGCCGCACGGGGCACAGCAAGCGCCGGAGCGAGGCGACGTCTATTTCGATGGCCTGCGGCTCGGCCGCTGGATCGGCGATCATCTGGAGCGCGAGGCCGGCCGACCACAGTGCGCAGGCACCGGGTTTGATCCACGGCTGTCGCCGGCCTGGCCCGGTACGCTGCAAGGCTCCTGGAGCTGGGGAGGCTGAGCAATGTCCGATTTCCTGCTGCTGGGCCCGGTATCATTCGAGGGTTTCGAATTGCCGGGCCGGATCGATTTCGGCGGCGCGCAACGCATGGCGGTGCACCAGCTTCCCGGCGGGGCCCGCGTGATCGATGCCATGGGGCGCGACGATGCCCCAATCACCTGGTCGGGCGCATTCTTCGGCCCGGAGGCAGCCGATCGCGCGAGGCTGCTCGATTTGCTGCGCGCGAACGGGGCGCCGTTGTCGCTGGCGTGGGATGCGTTTGCTTATCTGGTGGTGATCGCGCAGTTCGCCGCGTGCTACGAGCGTCCGAACTGGGTGCCCTATCGGATCGCCTGTACTGTGCTCACCGACCAGTCGGCGACCTTGGCAGCACTCGCGACGTCGCTGTCCGCTGACCTCGCGGATGATTTGAACACGGCAGCCGCGGGTGTGGATACATCGGCCGCGCTGGCCGCACTCGCGGGACCTGGTGCGGCGACTCTTGGAACGGCGGCGTATAGCCGGGTAGTGGCCGCAGTCGGCACGGCGATGAACCAGGGTCAGGCAGCCTTGGACGGCGCCGGCACGACGCTGCTCGTTGCGTCCGACCCGGTCACGGCAGCCTCCGCGGCTGGCACGCTGGCGCTGGTCGCAAATGCGCAAGGCTATCTCGGACGCGCCGCCGCCAACTTGGCCAACACGACAAGCTGACTGACAAGACTGGGCCGGAATGGCTGGGTGGCTCGCCAGCCGTCATCGAGGGAGACATTCGCGTGCAGACCATTCAGGTCGTCGGGGGCGACCTCTTTCGCGTTGCCGCGCAGTACTTGGGCGATGCGACGCAATGGATTCGGATTGCCCAACTGAACAGCATCGCCGATCCTTGGCTGCCTGGTGTCGTCACGTTGCGCATTCCTGACCGCGATCCTTCGGCCGGAGGTGGCATTGCCACCCAGTGAGACCTGGCGGACACCGCGTCTGCTGGTGTTGGCCGACGGCGTGCCGGTGTTCGGCGCGACTTCAGCGACCGTCTCGGCGTACGGAAGTCCCTCCTCCGCGACGTTCGGCGTGCGCGTCGCGCTCAGTGGAGACGGCGCCGTGGCCTGGTCGGAGACCACCTCCGCCATGATTGATGTGCAGATGGCCATCGATCCAAGCGGTGAGTATGTGAGCCTGCTTCAGGGGCAAGTCGACAGGATCGGGTTTGACCCGCTCGCTGCCACACTGATGTTGGAGGGGCGCGACTACGCTGCACGTCTTATCGAGGCGCGCACGCAGGAAGTATTTGCCAATCGCACAGCGAGCGAGATCGCCACCCTACTGGCCGGACGGCACGGCTTGGTTGCTGATGTCCAGGCGACAACGACTCCCGTGGGGCGCTACTGGGAGCTCGAGCACGACAGTCTAACGCTGAACACCGGCGCCCGCGCCACTACGGAGTGGGACCTGCTGGTCACGTTGGCCGGCTGGGAGGGATTCGATCTCTGGGTCTCCGGAACCATTTTGCATTTCCGACCCGCAGATCCAGCGCCGTTGCCACAAGTACTGTCAGTGACCCCATCTCTGATTGGCGCTCCCGACTTCACGATGCTACGGCTCGAGCGTGCGCTGAGCTTCGCCGGCGATATCAGTGTGACCGTGAAGAGTTGGCACAGCCGCAGCGGTGCCGCCTGCACACAGACGGCCCGCACCACCCGCGAGGCAGCCAATGAGACGAGCTATGTGTATGTGGTGCCGAACCTAACTTCGCAAGCTGCGCAGCTGCTAGCGCAGCGTCGATTGGCCGAGCTCAGCAGCCACGAACTGGTCCTGCAGGCTGAAATGCCGGGCGAGCTGACGCTGAAGCCGCGCCAATATATCCGGTTGGTCGGCACCGGCACGGCGTTCGATCGGATCTGGCGCATCGAGGAGATCGAGCGGCAGATCTCGGTGCGGCGCGGATTCATACAGCGACTGTGTGCCCGCGCGAGCTCAGACTGAAAACTGGCGCTGGCAAAGGAGCCGGTTGATGCAACGCTTCTTCAATTCGCTGAAGGCCCAGGCCGGCGCTTTAGATGGTGCGCACGGTCGGCCCCGCTTTGGTACCGTCGCCAGTGTCGATCCGGCCCGCCATGCGGCACGCGTGACATTGCAGCCGGAAGGCGTGATGACAGGTTGGCTGCCCGTGCTCAGTCCATGGGTCGGCGCGGGTTGGGGAATGGCTATACTGCCTGCGCCGGGCCAACAAGTGATGGTGCTGCCGCAGGACGGCGAAGGGGAGCACGGCGTCGTCATCGGCGGGGCCTGGAGCGACGCCTCGATGACCCCCGGTTCTCCGGTCGGAGAGTTGTGGATGGTGCACCAATCCGGCAGCTTCCTCAAACTCCTGAATGATGGAACCGTGCGCATTAACGGTGATTTGCGTGTCACTGGCGAAATCTACGATCGTCATGGCAGCCTCGATCGGTTGCGTGGCAACTACAACGAACATGTGCATGGCGGCGTGCAGTCCGGAAGCGCCGAGACGGGCGCGACGACCGCCTCCGATCCCGAATAAGTGCATCACAAGGGGGCGGCAGATGCCAGACGTTTCGCAACAATATGGTGCAGATCTCACGCTCGCCGCCGGTGGCGATCTCGCAACCGCCGATGGGGACTCCCTCGGACGACAGCGTGTTCTGCGGCGATTGCTCACCAATTCCGGGGACTATCTTTGGAACCCGGGCTACGGCGCGGGCCTTGGCCAGTTTGTGGGACAGCCGGCGAACGCAGCCCGGGTCCGTTCCGTGGTCCGCAGCCAGATCTTCCAGGAGGCGGCAGTCGCCCGATCGCCTGAGCCGACGGTCGACGTTTCAGTCGACTCGAACGGCGCAGCTATTTGCTCCGTGAGCTACGCCGACGCCGCAACTGGCGTGACCCAGGCGCTTACCTTCATTGTCGGAGCGGCCTGATCGATGCAACTGAATTTGCGAACCTTCGACACCATTGTCGCCGCCGCCGCCGCTGCCGTGCAGGGCGCCGCGACGCAGGTGCTTGATTTGACCGTTGGCTCCGTGTTGCGCGCCATCCTGGAGGCCAACGCGGGCTTGGCGCTTTGGATCCAGTGGCTGATTCTGCTGGTGTTGCAGACGACGCGTGCCGCCACCAGTGCCGGGCCCGACCTGGACTCATGGATGGCCGATTTCGGCCTCACCCGCTTGCCAGCCGTTGCGGCGGCCGGCGCAGTGACCTTCGCACGCTTCTCGCCCACGACCACATCGCTGGTGCCGGCAGGCACGCTAATCGTGACGGCAGACGGATCGCGACGATTCGCGGTCGCGCCGGATCCGGCAAATACCGCGTGGAACCAAGCTCAGAATGGCTACCTGATCGCGGCCGGGACTGCTTCGCTCACTGTGCCAATCGTCGCGATGACCGCCGGCAGTGCGGGCGATGTGCAGGCCGGGACGATCACGCTGATCCAAGCCGCCATACCAGGCGTGGATACAGTGAACAACGCGGCGCCGACGGCGGGTGGCATTGACGCCGAATCGGACCCCGCCTTTCGCACGCGATTCGCCGCCTACATCAATAGCCGTTCGCGCGGAACCACGGCCGCGGTCGGGTATGCCATCAGCAGCGTCCAGCAGGACCTAGCGTACACAATCCAGGAAAATGCGACGCAAAGCGGGACGTTCCAGCCCGGATGCTTTGTCGTCACTGTGGATAATGGCACGGGCGCGCCTTCCGCTGCTTTGGTATCCGCGGTGGCGAACGCGATCGAGACCGTTCGACCTCTCGGCTCGATCTGGACCGTGGTCGCGCCGAGCGTCATGGTCGCGAATGTTAGCATGACCATCACGACTGCGCCTTCCGTGAACCATTCAATTGTCGCGGCGACGGTGGAGGCCGGGGTAGCCAGCTTCATCGACGGGCTCGCGCTCGGAACTTCGCTGCCCTGGTCTCAGCTCACCCAGGTCGCATACAATGCGTCTCCGCTTGTCACAAATGTCTCGTCCGTGCTCCTCAACGGAGGGACCGCCGACATCACGGCTGGACCCACCGTCGTCGTAAAGTCCGGCTCGATTACGGTGTCCTGAGCGGAGGCCTGTGACATGCTCGTTCGCGCAGTTGACTTTGCCGGCCGGCTGCGGGGCCTGCTGCCCCTGCGTTGGTTTCCCGACACGACGCCAGTGCTGTCAGCGGTACTTGCCGGACCAGCGGAAGTCTGGAGCTGGCTTGGCGGAATGCTGGACTATGTCGGGTTGCAGGCGCGGATCGCCACGGCCAGCAACACGTTTCTTGATTTGATCGCCCAAGACTTCTTCGCGGCCACATTGCCGCGGCGTTTCGGCGAGGGCGATGCGGCATTTCGTGGCCGCATCGAGGGCGAACTGCTCCGCCCGCGCGCGACCCGGGAGGCGATGGTCGGAGCGTTGGTAGCGCTCACCGGACGCACGCCCCGCATCTTCGAGCCGGCGCGGCCAGCCGATACGGGCGCCTATGGGATCGCGCTGGGCTACGGCGTTGCCGGCGGATGGGGAAGCCTGATGCTGCCGTTCCAGAGTTTCATCACTGCCTTCCGGCCGCTCGGCACAGGCGTACCGTTGATCGGCGGCTACGGCACGGTCGCGGGCGGGTATGGAATTGGAGCGATCGAGTATGCATCGAATGTGATGGTGCAAAGCCAAGTCTCCGATGCCGATATCAATCGAGCGATCACACTGACCACGCCGGTCGCTACGATCGCTTGGACGCGGATCTCGAATTGACAGCGTAGCGACCGCCAAACGCTCCGAAGCGGCGTTACCAAATCGATACCTGCCTTTCACTGCACGAGGATCCGATGGACCGAATCATCGTCTATCCAGGCGGCATCCCGCTTGATACCGACCTTCTCAACACCAATCGTAACACGATGCTCGCGTTGCATGGGCTGATCGCGGCAACACTTGGTACCACGACTGCGGTCGACGGACTGCGGGTCGGCCCGACCTCACCTCCCTCAATGAACATCGTCGTGGCACCTGGAAGCATCACACAATACGAGCCGATGGACACGACGGCATATGGATCGCTCGCTGCGGACACCATCGACCCCATTGTGAAAATGGGCGTAATGATCTCGCCCACCACTCTGGCGCTGTCAGCGCCCACTACTGCGGGCACCACGATCGCCTATCTGCTGGAAGCAAGCTTTGTCGAGGGCGACCAGAATCCGGTGGTGCTGCCCTATTACAATGCAGCCAACCCAGCCCAACCATATCTGGGCCCCAACAACACCGGTCAAGCGCAGAATACGCTTCGGCAGCAGAGCATCGTACTCCAGCTCAAGGCCGGTGCCGCTGCACCCACGGGTTCCCAGATATTACCGCCTCTGGATCCCGGCTGGGTCTCGCTTGGCGCGATCGCCGTGAGCGCAGGGGCGACCTTTGTGGATACCTCAGTGATCTTCGTACAACCCAACACGCGGTTCGTGCCCTGGAAACTGCCGGACTTGCGCCCGGGGTTTGCCCAATCAGCCAATTTCACACAGAGCGGCACGTTCGTCGTGCCGGCCAGTGTCACACGAGCAAAGGTCACAGTGATCGGCGGGGGTGGTGCCGGGGGGACACACTCGCTGCTGCCCGGCGGCGGCGGGGGAGCTGGGGGACAGGCGGTGGCCTGGCTCACCGGGCTTTCGCCCGGCGCGCCCATCGCGGTGACGGTCGGAGCGGGCGGCCAGCCGAGCGTCGGCAACGGCAATGGCGGCCCTGGGCAATCGAGCAGCTTCGGCACCTATGTCTCGGCAACGGGTGGGCAAGGCGGCGGCGGCGGAACCGGCAGTCCGACCCCGATAGGTGGCCAGGGTGGCACCGGTGTGGGCGGCGGCGTCAATCTCGCCGGGGCCTGGGGCGGCGACGCCATTTCCTCCAGCGATCGCGGTGGGGACGGGGGCGGACCGGGCAACGGCAAGGGGGGCACTAGCGCGGTCGGTCAGAATGCGCCCCTCAATGGCGTCGGGGGCGGAGGTGGTGGAGGAGGGCCAGGCTTCGGGGGTGGGGCCGGCGGCGGCGGACTAGTTGTGGTGGAGTACTGATAATGCCTGTCACGGCCAGGACCTATGCGCGGATCACGGACGGTGTCGTTGCCGAACTGCTGACGTCCGCGATCAGCCCCACGAAGCTGTTTCATCCGGCGCTGGTTTGGGTGGACGTGACCGACACAGGGGTCGCGGTTGGCTGGCTGCATGCAGATGGGCAGTTTCGGCCGCCGGCTCCACCCGTTGCGGCGAAGGCGGCGACAATCGCCGAGTTGCAGGCGCAACTCGCTGCGGTCGCCGCAAAGCTGGCCGCCCTTTCAGCCGCCTGAACCCTGCGACCCCTTCCGGGGCCCCCGCTGGCCCTGACCCATTCCTCGGCAGGAGCGCCCCATGACGACTATTGCCGTCCCGCAGGTCTCGCGGCCCTCGATGGCGCGGGCGGTGACGTTGGACGGATTGCTGCCGCTGCCGCGTGGCGCATTGCCCGCGGACCTCCCCCCGCTGGCCTGGCCCGCAAAAGATCCGGGCGACGTGCTGGACTATGCGATCGACGCGACCGCGGCAGTCGCCGGTGATCCAACCGATCGCATCGCAACGGTGAGCGTAGCGATCACGCCGCAGTCCGCACCGGGCGACCTGGCCCTCGGCGCAGTTGTTGCCGAGGGCGCAACCGCCGTATTGTGGCTATCGGCCGGCCAGGTCGGCACAACGTACGCCGTCAGCGTGCAGTTGAGCACGCTCAACGGCCGCGTCATTGGTCGGACAGTGCTCCTCGCAGTACAGCAACTGGCCGGCGCAGCGGCGCCAACGACGACACTCTCGACCCCGGCCGGCGCTGTCGTTACTGACCAGAACGGCAATCCGATCCTCATCGGCAGCTAGGCAACCGCCCCTCCACCGGCCCGTCCCGTACCGTCGTGCTGCCTCTCGAAGCGAGGGGCGGTGCGGCGGTGCGATCGCGCGTCCCCAATGCCTCGGAGCACCCGATGCCCACTCTGCAGCAGCTGCCCGCGGCCGTCGCGGTCAACCCGGTCGACGAAGTGCTGATCGGCCAGGGCGGTAACAGCGTCAGCGCCAAGGTTGCACAGATCCTGCAAGCGCTGCCGGTCGGCCAGGGCCTGACCCTGACGAGTAACAATACGCTGGAGCCGGACACGTCCGTGCTGGCCCTCCTGGCCAGCCCGACATTCAGCGGCACGCCCACCGCACCTACGCCACCGATCGGCGACAATTCCGGCAAGCTGGCGACCACAGCGTTCGTAGCGGCAACCGTCCAGGCAGCTTCGGGTCCGGGTGGAGGCAACACACTCACGCCGAACACGATCACGCTGACTGGCGATGTCAGCGGAAGCGGAACCAGCACGATCAGCGTGACCCTGGATACCGTCGCCACGGCCGGGGTGTACGAGAAGGTGACGGTGAACGCCAAGGGCCAGGTCACGTCTGGCACGTCCCTGTCGGCGAGCGATATCACCGGGGCGCTTGGCTATGGGCCCTATAACGGGACCACGAACCCGGCGGGGTATCTGACGAGAAACCAGAGCATCACGCTCTCTGGAGACGCATCTGGCACCGGGACGGCGGGAATTGCGGTGACGCTTGCCCCGGTAGGCACGGCAGGCACCTACGCAAAGGTGACGGTCGACAGCAAAGGCCGCGTCATTGCAGGCAGCGGTCTTTCACCGACTGATATCACGGCAACACTTGGTTACGCGCCGTATAATGGCGCAACCAACCCGGAAGGATTCCTGACAGCGAACCAGCCGATCACGCTTTCCGGCGATGTCGCGGGAGCCGGAACGAGTGCGATCACTGCCACTTTGCCGGCGGTCGTCGCTCCGGGCACCTATGACCGGGTAACGGTCGACAGCAAGGGCCGTGTGGTGGGCGGTCGCGCGCTCCAGGGCGGTGACGTCACCACGGCACTGGGTTTCACGCCGGCGGCAGGCAGCGGGACGATCACCTTGACCGGTGATATCACCGGATCCGGCACTTCGACCATTGTGACGACCCTGCCTGCCATTGTTACGCCCGGGTCGTACGAAAAGGTCAGCGTCAACGCCAAAGGACAAGTCATCAGCGGTGCCGCACTCGGCACTGCGGATATCGTCGCCGCGCTCGGCTACACACCTGCGAATGCTGCTGCCCTCGGTTCGTTGGGGGCACAAAACGCAAATGCAGTCTCCATTACCGGCGGCAGCATCACTGGCGCCAATGTGTCGGGCGCCGACGTGACTGCGAGCCTCGGCAGCACTGCGCGTACCCTCGCGGCACGGGCCTCCGACCGGTTCAATGTGCTCGATTTCGGGGCCGATCCCTCCGGCACTACGGACAGCGCCGCGGCGTTCGCCGCCGCGATGGCCGCAATTCCAACCGGAACTTGGGGCCGCGTCTTGGTCCCGCGCGGCTCTTACCTGCTCAATTCGGCAGTCAACCAGCCATCCGGCCGATCGGTTGCGGTGCAGTTTGACGACGGCGCCAACATTGTCGGCCCTGGACTCCTCGGCGTCGATCGGGTCGAAACGAAGCAGGGCCCATACCAGCAACTGGTCAACGGGGGTGGCTGGTTCGGCTTTGCCCCTACGGTCGGGGCTGCATCCAATCCAGCATTTTCTAGCGAGTATCTGTATAATACCCCTCAGAACAGCCTTTCCATG